AAAGAAATTATTGATGAAACAATAGAGATGTATATTGACCTTGGATATAAAGTAGCAAGGCGTGGAGTTGGAGAAGAAAACTCTATATTAACTATTGACATCTAACCCAAAGTTTGATATAATTGTAATGTATTAAAAAACTTGAGATAGAAATAAATTATGGACACAAATGATATAGCAGCCCTTTGGGCAAAAGATTCACCGATTGATGAAACAAATCTTGTAGGTGAAAGCAAAAGAATTCCTGAATTGCATAGTAAGTATTATAACTTATACTATCGTGAAGTCCTTCGAGTTAAAAAGCTTAAAGCAGAATACAAAGAATTAGAAATGGAAAAGCGTAACTATTACGATGGTTCTATGGATGAGTTAACTTTAAAGGAAAAAGGTTGGAGACCATTTCAACGAAAGGTAATGAGACAGGATTTGGATAAGCATATTCAATCCGATAAGGATATTATTAAATTAAGTCTTACCGTTGATTTTCATACTGCCAACGCAAATTACCTTGAAGATATTATTAAAACAATACACAGCAGAAACTTTGTTGTAAAGAATATGATTGATATTCTAAAATTTCAATCAGGAGATTATTAATGTGGGATAGATTTTTAGAATGGGGATTCCAAAGGGAAGCGGATAAACAGAATAAAGTAATTGATATGATGAAGGACGATGTCGATCCTGAAGAAGTAACAATTGAGAATGCATACAAAACAAGGTGGATTTGGTATCATACTATTTTAGCAATAGGTATCTTTTTCACAAATATATTATTAACAGCAATATTAGTTATCTTGGCAATTAAATTATGAATCCATACGCAGCAGATATATCTGAAGAATTAAAAAGAACCATTTATAATGGCTTTTGTTCTATTCAGGAAATCAAAGGAATACCATTAAGAACTCAACAGGGTATGTTACTTGCATTAACAGGTATGTTAAAAGAACATGGGTGGGCAGTGATTGGTATTACTGAAGCAGCTGCATTACGTATTCAAGAGAACGAATATAAAAGACCAAAGAAAATCAACCGTTCACATATCTATTCAAGAAAAGAAACAGCAGAGATTCTATTTTCGAAGTATTGGACATATACTGATTTTTGGGATTTCTTTTTAGAACGTGATTGTTGTGTATTAGCAACATCAAAAGAAAATTATTCAAAGGAGCCTGAAGACTTGTGGAGACAGGTACCAAAAGGTATGTTTCAATCCGCTGGGTTTGCCTTTAAAGTTGGTAAAGAAGAAGCAAGTTGGCTTCAGGAACAATTATGAGTGAAAGAATAGAAGTCGAATATATTAATGCCGTATATATGCGCATTAAAGCTGACTCAGGTTTAAAGGTTGAACTATCAGAGTTCTTTGCGTTTAAACCAGAAGGCTATCAGTTTAGTCCTAAGTACAAAGCAAGAGTATGGGATGGAACGATTCGACTCTTTCAACCAATGCGTCCTGTATTGTATGTTGGTCTATTACCACATTTAAGAAAGTTCTGTGAACAAAGAGATTATATTTTAGAAGCTCCACCTGAGCTTGGAGAACCTGAACTAATAGAGGAAGGTTACGTTGAAGAATTGGCTGAAGAGATTAACTGTAAATTTAAACCAAGAGACTATCAGATCGAATATATCGTTAACGCTTTGCGTAACCGTAGATCTTTATCTCTATCACCGACATCATCTGGTAAGTCTTTAATTATTTACCTTATACAACAACATTACTATCAAGCCTTCGGATTAAGAACATTGATTATTGTTCCTACCATTTCTTTGGTACATCAAATGGCTGGTGACTTTGTTGATTACGGTTGTGATGAATCAGAGATATATAAAATTCAAGGTGGTGTTGATAAGAATACGAAAGCACCTATTGTTATTTCTACATGGCAATCATTAGTTAAACAAGATAAGAATTGGTTTGGTCAATTTGGTTGTGTAATGGGAGATGAAGCTCATACCTTCCAAGCAAAGTCATTAACAACTATTATGCATAAACTTGAAGATTGTACTTATCGTCATGGATTTACAGGTACACTCAAATCAGCAGAAAGTAAAACGCATAGGTTAGTACTTGAAGGTTGTTTCGGAGAAGTAAAAAGAATTGTATCCACAAAGAAATTAATGGACGAAGGTACGGTTGCTGATTTTGAAGTAAAGGCAATTGTATTGAATCACAGTAACGAAGCAAAGGCTGCGTTTAAAAAGGCAATGGGTCAGGTCAAAGAATCAGTAAAGAAATGGCCTGCCGAAAGAGAGTTCATTGTATTCCATGAAAAGAGAAACAATTTTATTAAGAACCTTGTTCATTCTCTAAAAGATCAAAACAATTTAATATTATTTGACTTGGTTGAGAAACATGGTAAGGTGCTTGAACCTTTATTACAAAAAGAAGGTAGAGAACTGCATTTTATATACGGAGCAACAAAAGGAGAAGAACGTGAACGCATACGACATTTGGTCGAGAACGATCCTGATAAGAAACACAATATACTCGCATCCTATGGAGTATTTAGTACTGGTGTTAATATTAAAAGACTCGATAATGTAATCTTTGCTTCCTCAAGTAAATCTGAGATTAAAGTATTACAATCAATCGGAAGAAGTTTGCGTAAAGCGGAGGACTCGCAGAAAGCGGTCCTCTATGACATTGCTGATGATTTATCGGTGGGTAGTTATGAAAACTATACATTGAAACATTTTAAGAGTAGGATTGAGATCTACTCGTCGGAAGAATTTCCGTTTAAAATATTTACTGTTGATATCTAACTTATAGTATACCTTAAAGCCGATAGTCTTATTATACAAGGAGTTTATAGATATGTCAATAGTTTTTTTGAAAAAAGTTAAATTAATTTCATATTTGTTATAAAACCATTGACAAATCAGTGAAACTAGTTTATAATTACATTATTATTTAAAAAAGGAGTGTTAGTTTGAAATGGCTAAGAAACGAAATTACGTAAACAATAAAGACCTCCTCGCAGCACTTATCGACTACAGAGATAGATGCAAGGAAGCTGAGGAATGTGGAGAAAAGAATCCACAAGTACCCGATTACATCGGTAAGTGTATTATGATGATTGCTCAAAGGTTGGCAACAAGACCAAACTTTAGTGGTTATATGTATAAGGAAGAAATGATCTCAGACGGAATCGAGAACTGCCTTCAATATATACATAACTTCAATCCAGAGAAATCACAAAATCCATTTGCCTATTTTACTCAAATCATTTGGTATGCATTTTTAAGAAGGATCTCTAAAGAGAAAAAGCAGATGTATATTAAATTTAAAGCTTCACAAAGACAGATGATGGATAATGAAGTGTTTGATTCTGCAGGAGAACCAGTTACTGGAAATCAACTGCCTGACTATATTAACGATTTTATTGACGACTTCGAGAATAAACTCAAGAAGAAATAGATTATGTTTGATTATGAGAATCCCTTTGATTACACAAAGCCTACTGTTCAATTACTAGGTAGGTGGCAACCCTGGCATAAAGGTCATACAGAATTATTTAAAAAGGCCTTGACATTGACAGGACAATGTGTTATAATGGTTAGAGAAGTATATGGAAACGAAGAGATTGCATCTGATAATCCCTTCGGAGAAATTGCTGTAATTGATAGTATTAAGAAAGGTTTGGGAGATGCTGGCTTTGAAGAAGGTCGAGAGTATATGATCCAAATGGTTCCTAATATTGTTGATGTTAGTTATGGACGCACACCAGGTTATACGTTTACTGAACATAGCCTTGGAGAAGATATTGAGAAAGTTTCAGCATCTGATATTCGTGCACAAATGAGAGAAGAAGGAACACTATGAAACTAGTACCAAGTAAAGACCCAATACTATCAAAAGTATTAGAAGATATTGATATTAATAATCCTCAAGTAGATTTGAAGCAAACCAAACAAGATATGGTAGAGCTGATGGTCTCAAAAAGAGGTCTCGGCCTTGCAGCATGTCAGGTTGGATTAGATTATAAGATATTCATTATCGGTGAAAACAAAGAGAACTGCATGATGTTCGTAAACCCTGAAGTCATTTCGGTATCTGAAGAAACTGAATTAGATGTCGAAGGTTGTTTAAGTTACCCAGATGTATTTGTTAAAATGCCAAGACCTAATGTTGTTGAAGCAAAATGGTTTGACGAAGAAGGTAAACCACAAGAAGGTCGATTTGAAGGTTACACCGCAAGATGTTTCCTACATGAGTTTGACCACTTACATGGTGTTGTATATAAAGACAAAGTATCTCGACTCAAATGGGATAGAGCTCTCAAAAAGAAATCAAAAATTACAAAGCAACGTAACCAATTAATGGCATACATGGCGAATGCTCAAGCAGCAATGGATAACGCCAAAGCCGCTCAGGAGTAATATGAAGATCGCGATCGTTACCGATATACACATCGGTGTCCGTGGAGATAGCAAAGTATTCCACGAAGTTCAGAGAAAGTTTTTCGAAGAAATATTCTTTCCATATATTGATGAACATGGTATCACAACTGTGTTTGATCTTGGAGATACGTTTGACCGTCGTAAGTATATTAATTATGCTTCACTATCGGCAGGCAAATCATTTCTCTTTGACAATTTAGCAAAACGTAATATTGATTTCCACGCTCTTGTTGGTAATCATGATACTTATTATGCAAGTACTAACGAAATCAATAGTATGAATCTATTGACCAAAGAGTATCCGCAGTTTACTTTATATCAAGATGATGGAGTAGAATTGGAAATTGGTTCAACTAAATTCCTTATGCTACCTTGGTTGAATAAAGAGAACGGTGAAAAGAATCTAGAAATCGTAAAGAACTCTGATGCTAATATATTAATGGGACACCTTGAAGTAAAAGGTTTCGAGATGATGAAAGGTGCGTTGTGTACGCATGGTATTGATATGAACGTGTTCAAGAATTTTGAATCTGCGTTCTCTGGTCATTTCCACCATCCTTCAAGATATGGTAATGTTGAGTACCTTGGATCACCGTATGAAATGACATGGTCTGATTATAAAGGTAGTCGAGGTTTCCATGTATTCGATACTGAAACAAGAGAGATGGTTAAGATTGAGAATCCTAATCGTGTATTCTATAAAGTATTTTATGATGACGAGGATTGGACAGTTGATACTGTTGCTAATTATGATGTTGAACAATATAAAGATACCTATGTAAAGGTCATTGTTCAAAATAGAACCAACGCTTATCTTTATGATATGTTTATGGGTCGTATGTCAGAGTGTGGTGCTGTTGATGTTCGAGCCGTTGATGATCATATGAATTTAGATGCAGAAGGTGTTGATGAAATACTTGACGAAACAAAAGACACAACTGAAATCTTATCTCAATATATTGATGGTCTTGAAACCAATGTTGATAAAGGTAAGGTCAAAACTTTAGTTGATGAATTATATCACGAGGCCCTTAGTTTATGAGAATTAATTTTGAGAAGGTATTATATAAAAACATTCTATCGACTGGAAACGTATTCACAACAGTTGAACTAAATCAAGTACCTAGCACACTTATCGCTGGGTCAAACGGTTCAGGTAAAAGTACATTGCTTGATGCAATCGTATTTGGTTTATATGGCCGACCTTTCCGTAATATCAACAAAGCCCAACTTGTAAATTCTATTAATAACAAAGAACTCGTCGTTGAGTTATACTTTGCCGCAGGTGGTGATAAGTATATGATTCGTCGTGGTATCAAACCTAACATCTTTGAGATTTGGAAGAATGGTGCAATGATTAATCAAGATGCATCAGTTCGAGATTATCAAGCATTCCTTGAAGAATCTATTTTAGGTATTAACTTCAAAGCATTCAATCAGATCGTAGTACTTGGATCTGCTACTTATATTCCTTTTATGGAATTGAGAGCATATCAACGTAGAGAGATTATCGAAGACCTATTGGATATTCAAGTATTCTCTGTTATGGGTACATTGGCAAAAGATCGTATGTCAGGTATTAAAACAGAAATCACAGACAACAAGTATGACATTGAAATTATAGAAAACAATATACAATCAGCTGAAGAAAACAACGAAGAGATTCGTAAACTTAAAACAGTTGAAGTCGATAAGATCAAAGAAAAGATGGGTGGTCATATTGATGATATTGAAGAAAAGAATAATCGTATTGATACTCAAGACGAAATTATTAAAGTATTCTACGATGATATCTCTGATAAACCTAATGAGAAACAAAAGTTTACCGATGCAACCGAAAAGAGAGCTGAACTTGAAAGAAGTAGAGTTCAATTTGAAAAAGAATTATCTTTCTATGAACACAATGATGATTGCCCAACTTGTAAGCAAGGTATTGAGCATGATTTCAAACAAGAACAGATTATAGATAAGAATCAACAGAAAGCTCATATTGAAAAAGGTTTGGTTGATATAGCAGAAACAATTAAGACTCATCAAGATCGTCTTGGTTCTATTTCAAAAATCGAAGATCAGATTCAAGCTGTTAACTTTAAGATCTCTGAAATACGAGCTGAGATTAAAATGTCGAAGAATGCATTGGTTGCATATAAGAAAGAACTCGACAATGCTCAAAAAGAAGTTGATGAAGTTGATACTTCTAAACTTGAGAATCTACAAAAGAAACTTGATAAACAAATTGAGATCCGAACAAAACTACTTGATGAACATGAAGTACTGAATATCGTTCAAAC